TAGGCTGCTGCCCCCCTTCTGAATAATGCTGGGACAGATTTTGTTTCATTATGTTCTGCATCGCTTGCGCGACGTCAGGAGAAACCTCTGGGATCGGAGTGGCAGACAAAGACCAAGGTTTGTCAGACCCAGTTCCTAAAAGTGTATCGCGCAACCATGCAGTAGCAGTCCGGCACTTAGAGCTAACGATACCCATAAAAATTTCAGAGCCGCCTTGCTCTTTGATTTGCGCAAGTTTTGCAGGGTCGTACTCCATATTTCTAGCGCGGACGCACGAGGCCAACCGCTGCTCAAGATTCTGTTGGTGGTGATCTCGCAATACTTCCCAACGCGCCCGAGTGTGAGACGCAAGCCCCACAATCATCGGAGTGTTTTGCTTCTCCTGAGAAGCACGGTTTGCTTCGGCTTCAAGATCAGAAGCGCGTGCAACGGGAATTAGTGCTGGGCCAATCGCCATATTAAATTCTCACATTTGACGTCTACTACGCAGTAGCACCTATATGTTAACGCGTCAACAGATTACGTCCAGCCCCCTGCTGAGACCTTGGAGACGTTTTTCCTTTGCGACGACCACGCTTGTGACCCGAAGGTCTCACCGCCGTCTGCGTGGAGACAGAGGTACTGGAACGCGTCGGCGACGTCTGACCATGGGTGGGATTTTTCTGGCTTCTCGTCTCGAGCGCCTTTGGTATTTATTTTGTACCGATACTTTCCGGCCAACGCCATCACCAACGACGACGCGCTTTGGGCGTCGACGACGACACCATATTTTCCATCAACGACCCTAGTTAGGTATTTTTCTACCGCCGCGATCCTTGCCGCGATTGAGTTCGTCCGGGCGGGTTTTACAACAAAACCTTCGTTCTTGTAGATGTCTGCTACCGTCCGTTCGTCAGTCTGTACTCGCTGAAACGCAGCTGGGTCAATAATAACCAGCGCCGTCCGGCCAGGAAATTTGTTTGCTAACAACGGTTTGAGTCTTTCGCGCACAAAGCGCAACGCCCCCATACCATCGGAGATGAGAGCATCGTAAATTACTAACCGGCTGTCGTGCGAAACCTGTCCTATGACAGCTGCCGGTGTGAGACCCGCGTCGATCCCAATTAGCAACGGGGATTCCGAGTACATGGCTTTCAGTGAATCTGACGAGTGTACGGTTCGGTCGAACGATCTGAAGACGGGTTGCCCAGACAGCGACTTACCAAACTGCGCGTGGATGTAGACGTCGATCCAGTCTTCCGTCTTACCTTGAGCTAGGTTGTCGTAGTAGTCATCAGGCAGATACCTCGTCCAGTCCGCTTCTGGTGCGAGACCGCTGGGTTGTATCGTGATGTGCACGTTGTCAGGCGGCTCGGTGAGCAGCGTTTCCCAGAAAGTGTCCATGTCAGGCGGGTTTGTCATACCCCAGATGTGCATATTCGACTTACCGTCTTCGGTAACGCACCCTACCCCATTCATCATTTTGTCCGGGTATCGGCCTACGCGTCCTTGGGCTGCGTTGTATATATCCGGGTGTATCTCACGAAACTCGTCGAATATGATGAAACTTGCCTGTAATGAGAGCAATCTACGCACGTCATTGGCGTCATCTAGCCCCCGAAACAGCACTTCGCACTCAATATCGCCTACTTTTAGGACAAATTTGTACTCTGTTTTGAGGAAACTACCCATAACACCGTCTGGAATCCACTTGAGGAAGTCAGGAATGGACGTATCACGCAGCTGCTCTCGGGTATTTCGCACCCAAATTGTCCTAGAACGACGTACTCCGTCTTTGCATGGGGCCATTCTAGCGGCGTGGTGGAGGATTTTCATAATCCCCGCTGTCGTCTTCGTCGATCCTACCGGGCCGACCGCCAACGAAATGAACTTTTCCGAGTAAAAGAAGTCATCTAACGACGCAATTACTTCAAAATCTATCTCATGTACCATCTATTACTGCCTCTGATGTGCCTTCGATGATGATACTTTCGTCCCTGTCCTTCGCGCGGGTGATGTTTATGACCACTTGAGGGCCACCTACGCCCAAGTCGACCTTGGTGTCTGGCTCTAAACGCCCCATTTTGTTCAGCATCTTCTGAAATTCTATCCGCGAACTGGGATTTATGTCAGGATTTTGCATGTGGCGGAACAAATTGTCTAAATTTACTGCCCCCAGTAGCCTTGCAAAGGTCTCCATTAGGGCCGGATCAGCTTCAATAGCCTTCAGTTCAACAGGAGACAGCAGGGATTTGTCTACAAGGGTGGGATCAATTACTTGGTTCACTCTTTTCATAGCTTTATCTGCTAACACGTACACAAATAACGGTCAAGTTGGGGTAAAACAGAACAAAAGGGGAACAATGCCCAAAAATAGGGGTCGCGTTATACGGAACACATAAGGGCTGGGTGGTCCCCCCCTACCCCCCCGGCCCCTACCCCCATCTGACCATGGTGGCGCGTTAGTGTAGGACCAGACACTTAGTCAATTCGGTTTGGTCCCTCCGTGTTCTTTCATCGCACGTTAAAGAAAATCGGCCCAGCTACGCCGCGTGAAAAAAGTAGGCCATTTGTGGACGCAGAGCAACGGCGAGTTGTAAGCGTGGGAGTAGTGTCGATTGTGATGCAATAGCCCGTAAAGTAGGAGGATTACCGTGGAACCGGCCTCTGATATCACCACCACCTTGCACCGTGTTGACGGGCGAAAACAGTCTACCCCGACGTGATTACACGACGGCGCTCCAAAGGCGGGTGTTACCAACCAAGAGGCTCCTTTCACAGCATAAAGCGCACACCGCGTGGAAACTGTCACGGGTAAAAGCACAATGACACATTGTGTGTGGCGCGTGGTTTCTTATGTTCGGCCAACCGATCCTTAGTAGTTACCGCTCGATCCACACCTTGTGTCAATGTACTGCACATCAATCGGTGTGTGGTAGATTGATACAAGCTAAAGGAGCTTACCATGCTTACATCCAAACAACTTAACGTCCGTATTGCAGGCGTTCGTCGTTCCACTAAGGCTTTCCGTGCTAACATCCAAGAACTACTGATTGAATGTGCGGCCCATGCTTACTGTGACGGCCAAACGACACCATTCAAAAACCTATACGACGCCGCCAACGGTGCTGATCGTCTCGGTATGGCACGTTGGGCCAAGTCATATGGTTTCTCAATCATCAAGGCAGATGGTAAGGTCGGTCTTATGCGAGACGCTAAGGCTAAAGCTGACTTTGCCGACGGCGACGCATTGATTGCTTACCTCACAGCTGTCGACCCAGCGACCCAACAGCTTGCTAACTGCGAACTGTGGTTCGACATGGGCAACACTACCGCTAAGATTGCTCAAGATGTAGACCTTGCGGCTAGCCTTATCGCTCTTGCTAAGAAAATGACCAAAGCCAAGGAAGCTGGCAAGCAGGTTATAGCTGAGCGTGTTGCGGTTACGGCGGCTCTCAAGCTGGTACAAGAGGCTGTTTGAGCCTCAAAACGATTTAAGACAGCGATATTACTGTCTCACTGGTTGTCTTAAATCGAAACCTATTGTTTTCAACGCTTTACCTACCCATTTAAGACAACAAGACAACAAGACAGTAATAAATAATAAATAAGAGTGTGAAAAAAATGTGAGCTAGTGCGTTCAAAAACACCACGCTTGCCTGCTTCTCTCAGCGTCTGTCTTGTTGTCTCAAATCCATTAAATCAATGACTTACACGAAGACCTCTGTCTTAAATCGTGTCTTAAATCAATTCTGTCTCACAAATTAACTCAACGAGGTGTCTCATGGCTGTTTCTCAACATCGGCAATCTTTGCGCGATCTTCCCAAAACTAACTACGCCCCTAAGACAAACATGGGCACGACACATGCGTGGAAGCGATCCTCTGCCAGCTACTCCGACCGGGCAGCTGCACGTCTTGTTACAAAGATATCAAATTCCATGTGGCGCTACAGACTGGACGGCGCAAAGATACTGCAAGACGATGCTGGCAAATGGCATGTCGTTCACGAAGGCTGGAGCCACGGCATGTTCGACGACGTTGCCCGTGCTATCGACTGGCTCGGTTGTGTTGACCGCGATGCTCGCAACGCTCTGTACGCTCGGTATGGCAGAAAGATACGTCAACTCACCCAGCTTCCATTCGCTGAGTTCTTTTCCGCAAGCACAGGTACTCACACCAGACCCGCCACATTCTGTTAACATGTAACCACTATAAGTAGAGGGAGTATTTCAATATGTCTTTTTTCGAAGCTGGTCTGTTCATCCCACCAGCGCACCTTGTCGTAGCGGCAAGCCTCTGTGCGGTAGCACTCATCTGCAACCTGACTGCCCTCGCCTTGTTGGTAGTTCGATTTTGGAGGGGCGAATAATGGAATGGTTTATTAATCGCGCCAAGCGCGAGTTCGCTAAGTACGGCTTTGTCGTATGCCCTTTGACTGACGAGCAACTTCGGTACGCTTGGAAGTACAACGTACCGTTGGATCAAACGTACGGCTTGGGTTGCGACGTCAACGCGGGAGTTAAGTTCTCCCGTGCAATGGAAAATTACTACAACGAGTTTAGTGGGGACAAGACTTATGCCTAAAATATCTATCAAAGAAGCACGACACTACGTCCAAGAGCGTAAGTTGTTCGAGACTAACAGCGGGACTATCATATCCCGTCAGTACGGCCATCTCTATGCTGTGTTCTCATACGGCGAATACTTTCCAATGTATGTGTACGACGACGTATGTAATCAGTGGTTCGGTAACCACGACAAGTACCTGATGAGTAATGGCCGTTACTCGCGGACTACATCCAAGCATCAGTCTACCACACAGCCCAGCGTGCCAGACGACTCACACATCCGCTGGGCGTCCACCGACTACTTGCAATCACTCATCACTGCGGGAAGCTACGTCGCACAATGTGCCAACCGCATCATAACAAAGGAGGCCGCGTAATGCCCAAACTCACCATAAAACCCGAGGACTACTTAGGTAAAGACATAGACCTGATTAGTGACACCATCTGCGGGATACTCACAGACCACCATGGCGTCGTTGTCGACAGCCTTTCGTTTGAAATCGTAGTCAACTACAAAGACATCTCTGAAGAAAACGATCTGCCACCATGTGAGGGTGAGCTAAAGCAAGCATGGTATTTAAACGAGGTGAGCAAGCTATGAGAGGAGATAACATGATGGATATTACCATCCGAGAAAGACACCTATACGGCAATGTTCTGTACTACCCGGCGTGTGACAATGCACAACTCTTGCTGGGCCTGACCAGAACGCAGACCTTTTCATTAGACGCCCTCAAGTTCATCAAACGCTTGGGATACAACATAAAGCTAGCCACAAAGGAGAACCCGTGGGATGAAGTATGACATCAAAATCGAGCGGTGCGTGTGGTCTGATAAAAACTATCAGGTCGAAGCACCCAATGCGTACCAAGCCGCCGTCATAGCACACAAGATCGCGGTAGACGACAACCTAGACGACAGCGACGCCCCCGACGTCGATTGGGAGTGGGGCGACCACAAGTTCCAAGTTCTCTACGTCGAACCATCAGAACAACCCGACCGAAGAGCGTTCAAAGAATAATCATTCTGTTGACAGACAATCTGTTTACATGTAAGCACATGACATCATCTGTACATGTGTGTTTTCACCTGTACCCCAAAGGAGCAACAACCATGACAAGTATTAACCAAGCGATTGACATCTGCACTCGCACGTTTCGACACACCCCGTCGTTCGTACCAATGTTCTGGGGAGAACCCGGCGTTGCCAAATCTGCCGCCGCTCATGTTATCTCAGACAACCTTGGTATACCCAGAGACCGTTACATCGACGTCAACCTAGTTAACCACGAAGTCGTCGACTTCACCGGCATACCACGCATCAACGACAGCGGCCCCATTTCTTTCACCGAGTTTGTAGCCACCGACATCTTTGCCAAGTTCGCCAAGGGTACGGGGCCGGGGTTCATCAACCTAGAAGAGTTACCCCAGTCCGACAAATCACACCAAGTCTGGACAGCTGGCTTTTCATACGACCGCAAAACTACTGGCTTCGAGCTAGACCCAGAAGTTCGCATCATGGCCACAGGCAATCGTACCCAAGACCGTTCCGGTGCCAAGGCTCTACTGTCACACCTTAACTCTCGTATGTACCACCTAGACATCGAGGTCGACACCGAAGCCGCAACTACGTGGATGCTAGACAACGGCGTCGACCCTCTGCTTGTAGCGTTCCTTAGACTACGACGCGACTTAGTACAGCAGTTCAACGCCGACGCTCGATCCAGTCCTACTTGCCGAGCATGGACACAACTTGGCACAGACATACCGAAGGACATGCCAACTGATCTGTATCTTATGCTTGCAGAAGGCAAAGTAGGCGAAGGTGCCGCCGCCGAGTGGGTTGCCGCCAGAGACATGATGCACAAGATGCCGAGCATCGACGTTATACGGATGAAGCCAGACACTACAGAAATACCAGACGAACCATCCGTTCGGTACGCCGTCACGACGTCTATGTCTATGACAGCCAGCGTCGACACGTTTTCCCGTGACATGGTGTACGTTAGCCGTATGCCTAAAGAGTTTCAGATGGTGTACATCACTGACGCTATGCGTCTCAATCCTAGCCTACAGCAGACCAAAGACTTCCTCGACTGGACAATCAAGAACCAAGACATTTTTATGGGAGGCAACTGATGGCTAGAAGCATAGCATACCGACGCGCTCAGCAAAATCGTATGATCTCTAAAGCTATGAAAATAGTTAGAGCCGAGGATTGGTTCTGGCGCAAGCGGGTTGGTGACGTGTGGGTGACAGTCAAAGTCTATGACCCTCGCACTGAAGCTAAAAAACGAGCCAACAATCTAGCGGCTTGTTCTTATTGGCCTGACGACAAGGCTGTTTCACAACTTAAACAAGACGCGTCAGCGCGTCAGCAACTGGAGGAAGTAATATGAATATGCAAGCACAACTCAAAGCGGCTATGGAAACCGCTGTCGCCAACAATGCTGGTGGCCCAGCCATCGCTCAGATAGAGCAGACGCAACCGCTCACCAACGACGAAAAAACATTCGTCCACAAGTACGAGGCAGCGCACACCGTTATTCAGCAAGACAAACAGGACAAAGCGAGTGACATGGCTATCAACGAAGCTCTGTTAGATACACCTGTTAACGTGTTACCAGACAAGCCAAAGCTGAAGAGCATCAGTGACAAAGCTATGCTGTTCACTCTTAGTCAAACCAAGTTCAATACCAATAAGCGTGACGTCAACAAGACTAACGAGTACCAAGCTGGCACCGTTACCAAGAAGCTGTTTAAAGGTGACAACCTTGTGTCCAAGGCTCGGTCAGCGCACGACGAGGTCTACAACTACGTCAAAGACAATACCCTGCCATGGGACGTTGGTGTTCGCTTAGTCAACTCAATGTTCTTCCGTGAGTTTAGTACAGAAGTACGACGACTCATTACGCTGGCAGATACCGCTGTTGCCACGTTGACTGCAAACTGGGACGCTACTTGGAGAGCAGACTACGCCCGTATCGAAGCCCTTGGGTTATCCAGCAACAACCCACAACTTGCCAACGCCAATGATTACCCTGCCGACATCGGGTTGTTTTACAGCAACCGTACCAGAATTGAGCCAATCGCAAATGCGGATGCTATGGATGTCAGGATGGGCGTTACCGACGAGGAGATAGCAGACTACGTGGCATCCCTCGAAGCCCGTGATGCTGAGTGCGGAAAGAGTGTTCTTAACAATCTTCTCAAACCGATGGAAGCATCAATTCTCAGCCTGTCGAAACCTATCGAAGAGGTTGAGCGGTTCTACCCGACTGTGGTCACCAACCTCACCGACGTCGCGTCCCGCATGTCGCGTGCCAACATCAGCGACGACCCAAATATTGCCCAGTGCATCAACGACCTTTCGACACTGGCGGGTGGGTTGAACGTCGACCTCTTGTCACACAACCAGACGTCCCGTGATGTGGCAGTCCTAACTCTCCAAGCTCTTGCGACTAAGTTCAGAGGGTTTCTGTAATGGTAATCGACTGCCCAAATTGTGAGGGAGAGGGAAACGCCTACTACTCATTCCCTGACCACTCAGAAAGGCTGACGCAGTGTGAAGATTGCGTCGGCTCTGGCTCCGTAGATGTAGACGACGAGGAGGAAGCGACATGACTAAGCAAGAAATTGTAGACCTTTTAGAGAAAGGCCGACAGGCCGACATCTGGTATGACGCCAATCTCTACGGAGACACTGAGTACGTGGAACTAATTGAGCAAGTGCAAATCGCCATGTTCGAGGCCGCTGAGTATTTCAAAAAACCAAAAGAGAAAGCGGCGTGAGTAAGCGTGACTACATCATTACTATCGAAGGCGTTGTCTCCAAAGATTTCAGGGTGACAGCGACGACGGATGCCGAAGCAATTAGGAGAGCCGAGTATACATTTAAACAGCAAACTGGCGCTGACAACGCCACAACAACGAAGTGGAACTACAATGCAACCGATGCCTAACCCCCAACCGCAACCGCATATGCACATGCCAGTTGTCACGCACGACATCACTGACCTGCAACGCAAAGTATCTAAGGCCAAGTCTCTACTCATACTAGACCATCCGTTCTTTGGTATGGCTGTAAGCAAGCGCCCGATCATCTATACTGAGCGCGTCGACACCGCTGCTATGGCTGCGACTGGTCAGATGTACCTCAACCCTGTCTGGTGTAACACGTTGACTGTACGCCAACTCATGTTCTTACTAGCGCATGAGGCACTGCACTACATGTTATCCCACTCCCTCCGCATGGGTACACGTTTGCCCACAGCGTGGAACATATCGTGTGACAAAGTTATCAACGACACACTACTAGATGCTGGCGTCGGCGACCCTATACTCGACGGTATCTTTATGGACGGCGCTAGAGAGTTCTCAGCCGAGCAGTTGTACGACCCTGCCGACGAAGACGGCGACGGCCCCGGACGGCTTAAGAAGGGCATAGGCAACGACGTTTGTCCTCCCGTCGGTGACGATGGGCTACCACTCGACGACACCGACATACGTGAAATCGAGACACAAGTTAAGCTCGATACGATACAAGCTGCCAAAGCTGCCGAAAACGTCGGTAAGTTACCCGGTTCCATCAAACGCTTAGTCGATGAACTTGTTAACGTGTCAACACCATGGCACGAAATACTAGAGCGTTACTTCGTCGGCAAGATACGCAGTGACATCACTTGGAAGCGCCTTAAAAAGCGGTTCGTTTCGCAGGGCATCCACTTACCCAGCCACTCGTCGGTTCCTACCGCTGGCACTCTTGCTATCATCATCGACGCGTCTGGTTCGGTCACCAACAAAGAGTTCGACGAGTACAACTCTCACGTCAATCGCATACTACATACCTGCAACCCTTCCCTACTGCACGTAATCTACTGCGATACCAGTGTGCGCAACCACGAAGAGTACACAGTTGACGACTTACCTATCACTATCAAGACCCAAGCTGGTGGCGGCACCGCGTTCAAGCCAGCGTTCGACTACATCGCCGACGAAGACCTAGACCCTGACGTTGTTGTCTATCTCACAGACGGCCACGCATCCACTAACTTCCCACAGCCTTCCTACGATGTTGTCTGGCTCACTACCGGCTCGACCGATCTCGCATGGGGCACAGTCATTGAATTTAAGGAGTAATCACCATGGCATATGTAAGAAAAACTGACACGCTAGTCGACGATATACGACGGCAATGTGAGAACATGTCTCGCAAAGCCCAAGAGCAGTTCGACGTTGACAGCGTAGTATTTACCGACGCCCAAGAACGCGACTTGGTAGAAGCTGCGCACTTGACTGCGTGGAGCGACGCACCAGACCTACGTGCCACCATGCCCGACACTTGGGTGGCTACCTACGGTAAAGCTGACCTAAGAGTATACGGCCCGAAGGATACGGACGGCAAGGCTACACGAGCTATGGTTAAAGAAGTATCTGGGCATTTTAGGTTGCCCGGTATCAACAAATACCAAAGTCGTTATCAGCCTAATGTTGAAGTGAATTACGATTACTTACCTGCTTCCGTCAAAGAGATAGTTTCCCAGTCTGCCTACAAGGCTCAGAAGCTAAACGAAACGCGAGAGAAGTTCGCCTCCATCAGCCAACAGCTGCGGGATTATATGAAACAACACGCTTCTCTCAACACTGCGCTCAAAGAAATGCCTCAGTTAGAGATGTATGTACCCGAACTGTATATGCGCAAAATTCGTGCTGAGTCAGCGCCCCGATCAAAAGTAGAACAGCGCTCAAATGTTACCGACCTAAACATCGACGTCGACGTTCTTACTGCTGCCGCCATCACCCACCGCATCGCAACTGCTTGAGGAGATTACTATGAACAAGCAAACTAAAATCAAAGTCGCCCGTAAAGTTAAGTACAAGGCTAAGAAGTCCGAACTAGTGTGGGCTTACTTAATCAAGCACCCGCTGGCTACGCCGGCTGAGGTGGCTAAAGCTACCGGCGTTTCCTATGCCTTGGCCTACGCCTGCAAGAAAAAGGTCGGCACTCCCAAGGAAGTGTTCGAGAAAGAAGCCGTCGCCGTACCCACCCAGATACAAGTCAACGACGACACATCACTGGGCGCACGG